CCACCCCCGCATTGGGTCCTTCCGCCACATCTCCCACCAAGGGTAATTCAAACCGCGTAATTTCGCTAGAAAGTGGGTTTCGGAAATGTTGACAGCGGGGTTGACACATGGCGAAAAGTGACCCGAACTTGTTGACGCAGGCGGAGTACGCGCGGTCGCGTAAGGAGCGCGGGCTGCCTGGCGGATCGCGCGAGGCTGTGCGCAAGGCGGTTGATGAAGGGCGGATCAGCGCATTCGGGCCGGACAAGCTGCTCGACAAGGCGCTGGCAGATTCACAGTGGGAGCGCAACACGCGCACGCGGGTGTCTCCATCGTCTGCAGCTCCAGCTCAGCTCGGTCTGGATACGCCTGGAGATTCGGCACCTGAGATCGTGGAACCTACCGGTGGCAAAGCCGCTGCCGATCCGGGCTACATGCAATTCAGATCCCGCCGTGAGGAGGCTGACGCGCAGATCGCGGAGATGAATGCAGCCAAGATGCGCGGCACCATGCTGATGCGCCAGGACGTGGACCGTGCCATGTTCGAGATCGGGCGCGAGATCCGTGATCGGTTGACCGCCTGTGCTCGACGCATTGCGTCTGAGGTCGCATCGATCCAAACAGCTGAGGCTTGCGAAGCCGTAGTGGACCGTGAACACCGAATTGTCCTGGAGCTGCTGGTGTCTTCCTGCCGCGAGAAGATTGGCGCTCCTGCAAAGGACGCTTCATGAGCAATATGCACGATGGCTACCAGGCAGTGCTGGATGCGATGGCTCGCGGGATGGAGCCCGATCCGAACCTGACTGTGGATGACTGGTCTGACAGGTTCATGATCATCCCGAAGAGCACTGGCAGCAATGAAGCCGGACCCTACCGCACCGCACGCACCCCACACGCCCGCGAGGTGATGCGAGCACTGTCCGACAGTCACCCGTGCAAGCGCGTAGTGGTGATGGGGGCATCGCAAATGCTCAAGACGCAGGTGGGCCTGAACTGGTTCATGGCCAGCATTCACCAGTCGCCATCCAACTTCCTGTGGCTGGTGCCGACCGGCAAGCTGCAGAAGCGCGCCGCATCGCGTATCGACAAGACCATTGCCGCCATCCCGCAGATCCAGCAGCGCGTGGCCAAGCCGCACAGCCGCGACTCCAACAACAACAACGACATCAAGGAATACACGGGCGGTGCGCTCTACCTGGCAACCGCAGGCGCAGCGGCCAACCTGTCCGAGCTGAGCGTGCGCCGTGTGCTGTTCGATGAGATCGACCGCGCCAAAGACAACGTGGGCGGCGAAGGAGATCCTGCTGAGCTGGCCGAGGCCCGCCAGACCACATTCGAGCGCAACCGCAAGACCTATTACCCCAGCTCACCCACCATTGAGGGTGAGTCAGTCATTGAGTCGCTCTACAAGCGCGGCACTCAGCGCGAGGCCCTGGCCGAATGCATCCACTGCGGCCATGCACAGACGCTTGATTTCTTTGATGCCACGGGTGCGGTGCGCCTGCTTGTCAGCGAAGACGGCAAGCGTGCCATGTATCCGTGCTGTGAATGCGGTGGGCTGCATGAAGAGGGCGATAAAACTCGCATGTTTGCCAATGGCCTCTGGACCGAAGGCATGCCTGGTGACGGCGAGACGGAGAGCTTCACGATCAGTGGACTATTCCTGCCCTACGGCTGGATTCCATGGATATCGCTGGTGCGTCAGTACAACATGGCCAAGGCCAAGCTCGATGAAGGTAGCGAAGAGTCCATGATCGTGTTTTACAACACGCGTCTGGCGCGCTGCTGGGCACGGTCCAAAGAATCAACCCGCTGGGATGCGCTGCAGCAGCGGGCTGAAGACTACAAACTCGGGGCCGTGCCGATGGGCGGCATCGTTCTCACCGCTGCCATCGACACGCAGGCCCATCGCCTGGAGCTGAAGGTCGTAGCCTGGGGCGAGGGCATGGAGTGCTGGGTGGTGGACTACCACGTCATCCATGGTTCGCCCGCTGAGCAAGAGACCTGGGACCGTGCCGATGAGTTGCTTAAGGGCCGGTACCGGCACGCCAGCGGGGCCATGCTGACCATCAGCGCCACGTTTGTGGACTCTGGCGGATCGAACACGCAGGATGTGTACAACTTCACCGCCTCGCGAAAGCGCCGCAATGTCTTCGCTATCAAGGGCCATAGCCGTCCCGACCGTCCTATCCTCAGCTCTAAGCCCAGCCTGGTCGACATCAACTGGCGCGGACAGACGCAAAAGCAGGGCGCACAGCTCTGGTTTGTAGGGCCAGATACCGCTAAAGACTACCTGCAGGCGCGTTGGTCGCGTGCCAGTGGTCCTGGTGCTGTGCACTTCAGCTCACAACTTCCCGAAAGCTATTTCAAGGGCCTCACCTCCGAATACAGAACCTTCGGATACAAGCGCGGGCGCAAGGTGAGCTGGTGGGAAAAGAAAAAAGGCGAAGCCAACGAGCCGCTTGACCTGATGAACTACAACCTGGCCGCCGCCTACTTCTTGGGCCTGCACAAGAAAAACGAAAACGCCTGGTCATCATTGCGCAACCGCCTGGTGCCGCAGGTCATGGACCTGTTTGAGCAACCGCCTGAAGACAGCGCGCCCGCTGACCCCAGCAGCACGCGACCAGCGCCAGTGCACGCGCCTGCACTCCAACCCGCAGCACCCGCTGCTCCCAAAATCAGCAATGGGCGCATCTCGCTCGCCGGATTGCGCAGAGGTGGCCAATGACCGCAGACAAAGACCAGTACTCCGACCAGGAGCCCGACATCGTTGCCCTTATTTTGCAGAAAGTCATCGCTATGGCTCCCGATTTCAGCCGCGCACTGGCGCTGCAGATCGAGCAGGAAGTGAAAACCGAGCATGGTGGAAAGCGAATGTTTGTGCCCAAAGGTGCAAAACGTCTGACTCCTGAGCAGCGCAAGGCGGTCTTTGATGATGGTCTCACCAACCTGGATACCGATGCCATCAAAAAAAAGCACGGCATAAGTCGAGCTACCCTTTATCGGGTCATGAAACAGGGTGGTGGTCGATTTAGTTGATGGGTCGTCTCAATTTGCCCTATTTGAGACAACCTTATTTTGGGACAGTCGGCTCCTACATTGGAGCCAATGCATGGCCGGAATTACCCTTTTACAAGCCCAAACCCAGCTCAACGCCTACCTCGCCGCTGAAACAGCCGTGCTGGGTGGGCAGAAATATGAGATCGCAGGTCGCATGCTCATGCGGGCTGACCTCGGCGAGATCCGCAAAGGCATTGAAGTCTGGAATAGCCGTGTGATCATGCTCACCAACCAGGGCAATGGTCGCAGTCGTGCACGCACTGTGGTGGCTGGCGGATGAAAACCCAACTACGCAGCCAGCGCACTGGTGCCAACACCTCGATGCCGCCACCGGCCATTGGTGGTCAAAACTTTCTAGACAAGGCGATTGCCTACGCCTTCCCAAAATATGCCGTCGAGCGCATCAAGGCACGCAGCCAGCTGGCGGTGTCCGGTGCGTATACCGGTGCCCGCATCGACCGCGCCCAGCTCTCGCGTTGGTACCCGCAGGCAGGCTCCCCCAACAGCGACACCATCTTCGATCTACCGATCTTGCGCGCCCGGTCGCGTGACCAGATGCGCAATGCGCCGGTCGCACTGGGGGCACTCAACACCAAGGTCAGCAATGTCGTCGGCACCGGCCTGACCTATACCCCCGCCATCGATGCGGAGTTTCTCGGCCTGACCGATGAGCAGGCAGAAGAGTGGCAAGACGATGTCAAGCGCCGCTTTAAGGCCTGGGCCGAGTCCACCGACTGCGACGTTGCGCGCCAGCTCGACTTCTACGGTATCCAGGAGCTGGGCTATCGCAGCCACCTGGAGTCTGGCGATGCCATTGTGCTCACGCCGCGCGTTGCCCGTGCAGGCAAGCCCGCGCGCCTGGCGCTGCAGCTCATTGAAGCCGACCGCGTCTGCAACCCCAATGGTGCGTCCGACAGCAACACGGTGATCGACGGCATTGAGATATACCCGCCGACTGGCGAGATGCTTGCCGTGCACGTTGCCCGTGAACATCCTGGTGGCCTGATCGGCAAAGGCAATACATGGGACCGTGTGCCGGTGCGTGGCAGTGCTACCGGTCGGCGCAATGTGCTCCACATATTCAAGCCGCTGCGCCCCGGACAAATTCGCGGTGTGCCGATGATCGCCCCCATCCTGGAGCCACTCAAGCAGCTGGGCCGTTGGTCTGATGCCGAGCTGAATGCGGCGGTGGTCTCCGGCCTGATGGCTACCTTCATCACCATGGAAGCGGAAGCGTTCGACAACCTGTACGACGAAGATGCGCAGGGTGCCATCGTTGACGGTGCCAGTAAATGGTCCGGCGAGATGGAGAGTGGTAAAGCCATCAACCTGTTGCCTGGTGAAGATGTCAAGTCCACCACACCTGGCCGCCCCAATCCTGCATTTGATCCGTTCTGGCAAGCCATGGTGCGCCAGATCGGCATGGCCCTGGAGCTACCGTACGAAGTGCTGACCATGCACTTCCAAAGCAGCTACAGCGCCGCCCGCGCAGCATTGCTCATGGCGTGGAAGTCCTTCCGCAGCAGCCGCGACCTGTTGGCCAAGACACTGTGCCAGCCTGTGCTGGAGCTGTGGCTGGCTGATGAAGTCGCCGAAGGTCGCATCAACGCACCGGGCTTCTTCAAGAGCGACATCGTTCGCGCCGCCTGGTGTGCTGCGATCTGGACCGGCGACGGCCCTGGCTCTATCGATCCGGCAAAAGAAGTTGATGCCGCGCAGAAACGTGTTGATCTGGGCATCAGCACCAAACAGGCAGAGAGCATCGCCTTCGACGGTGTGGACTGGGAGCAAAAGCACGAGCAGCGCGTTAAGGAAATCAACGCCGAAAAACGCGACGGTATCTATATCCCACCCGCTGGCAGTCCAGCAACTGCGACGAATCAAACGCCTATGGAAGACGGCGTGCCGCTGCCTGTTACCCCCGGCGAATAGTCTAGCCGCCGCATACCCATCAAGCCACCTATGGGTGGCTTTTTAACGCGCACCTATTTTCAAAGTCGTCTCAATTTGCCCTATTTGAGACAGCCCTATTTTGGGACAGTCACCTCCCATGAAGCTACTCGATGTTCTCACCGCTCCATGGGCTATAGAGCCAGCCAAGCTGCTCGAAATCCAGGCCATCTATGCCACCCACTTGCGTGGCGACAAGATCGACATCGCAGCAGTGGAGCAAAAGCTGGGCCGCCCGCTGGCCAATGAGCCGCAGGCCTACGACATCATCGACGGCGTTGCGATTCTGCCCATCGAAGGCGTGATCGCCAAACGCGCCAACCTCTTCAGCCAGATCAGCGGCGGTGTCAGCACCGAGCTGGTGGCGCGCGATCTGCAGTCGGCGATGAACGACCCCGCTGTGCACAGCATCATCTTGTCCATCGACAGCCCCGGCGGCACCGTCGATGGTACGCAGACGCTGGCCAATGCGGTCTCAGCATCCACCAAACCCATCGTCACACTCGCCAGCGGCACCATGGCCAGCGCTGCCTACTGGATCGGCTCCGCAGCCGACGCGGCCTACATCGTAGACAGCACCACCGTGGTCGGCAGCATCGGCGTCGTCGCCACGCACACCGATGTATCGGTCTCCGAAGCCCAGCGCGGTGTCAAAACCACCGAAATCTACGCTGGCCAATACAAGCGCATCGCCAGCTCCTACGGCCCGCTCTCTGACGCTGGTCGCCAAACCATTCAAGACCAGGTGGACTACACCTACAGCCTCTTCGTCAGCGCTGTCGCGCAGCAGCGCGGCGTGGCTGAGTCCAAGGTCCTCAAAGACATGGCCGATGGCCGAATTTTCATTGGGCAGCAAGCCATAGACGCAGGGCTGGTGGACGGTGTTTCCACCCTCAGCGACTTGGTACAGCAGCTCAACCAGGACCGCACCAGCGGCTCCGCAACCGCCCGCGCCGGTGCCGCGCAGCAACCCCCAGTAACTCCCACCACACAAGGAAAAACCATGTTAACTGCAGAACAAGTCGCGGCAGACCACCCGGAAGCCGCCGCCGCCCTGCGCGCCCAAGGTGCCACCGCTGAACGCGACCGCATCCAGGCCGTAGAAGGTCAGCTCATCCCTGGCCACGAAGCCCTGATCAACGGGCTCAAGTTCGACGGCAAGTCCACCGCAGGCGATGCCGCCATGGCGGTCAACGCCGCCGAACGCCAGTCCCGCGTTGCCCAAGCAACGGCTCTGGCGAATGACGCACCCAACCCGCTGCCCATCGCGCCTGTGGCTGGCCACAGCGATGCGCCCAAGCCCGTCACGGTGAAGACCACGCACGCCGGTTTCCCGGTCGATGCATCCAGCGCAAAGCTCGACGCCGAAGCCAAGCGCTACCAAGCCCAACACCCTGGCACTGACTACCTCAGCGCCGTCAAAGCAATCCAACAAGGAGCCTAAACCATGGCCGCTACCAACGTATCCCTTTTGCAGATCAACCGCACCAGCGCCGCCGCGCTGGCCCAGTACCAGCCCGTGCAGGCAACTGGTGCCGCAGCCGTGGCTGCAGGCAATGCCATCGGTTTTGCGCAGACCGCAGTGGCTGCAGCTGGTGCGCTCTACCCCGTGACTGTCGAGGGCACCAGCATCGCTATCGCGGGTGCCGCCATCGCTGTCGGTGCTGCCGTCGAAGTGCACACCACCGTCACCCAGGTGGTCACCAAAGTCGCTGGCGTCGCCATTGGTCGCGCGCTTACCGCCGCAGCCAATGCCGGTGACCAGATCGAAGTTTTGATCATCCAACAGTAATCCCAGGAGCAACACATGTCCCAATTGAATCTCACCCAAGTCCGCATTGTTGATCCTGTCCTG